GACGCCGAAGGCGCACCTGCACTGGGTGACAAATATAAGAAAGCGGTAACTGCTGCTGTTCTTGAAAACACAGAGAAGGCTCTGAAAGAAGAGCGTGCGCAAGCATCGTTCAACTTGACTGAGGCGGCTCCTGTTAACTCTACTTCAGCCGGCACAGGCGCAATTAACAACTGGGATCCAGTATTGATCTCACTCGTTCGTCGTGCAATGCCTAACCTGATTGCATATGACATTGCTGGTGTTCAGCCAATGTCTGGTCCTACTGGCCTGATCTTCGCTATGAAGTCTCGCTACAACGACAACGCATCTCGTACTTCTGCTACTGAAGCACTGTTCAACGAAGCTGACACTGATTACAGCTCAAGCTCGTTCAACGGTAACACTGGTACAGCTAAGAACGGTACACACGGTGGCGATTCTTCGTCTCTGCCTAACTTCTCCGTCGATGCAGACTCAGCTGATTCTGGTTCTGACAACGTAGGAGATACTTTTGGTTTCGGTGGTGGTATGACTACTGCAGAAGCTGAAGCACTTGGTGATAGCTCAACCAACGCGTTTGGTGAAATGAGCTTCACTATCGACAAAGCTACTGTGACTGCTCGTAGCCGTGCTCTGAAAGCTGAGTACACTATGGAGCTTGCACAGGATCTTAAAGCTATCCACGGTTTGGATGCTGAATCTGAGTTGGCAAATATCTTGTCTGCTGAGATCCTTGCAGAAATCAACCGCGAGATGGTTCGTACAATCAACTCACGCGCTAAGCTCGGTGCCCAGCAAGCTGACCTGACAACTGCAGGTATCTTCGACTTGGATACTGACGCTGATGGCCGTTGGTCTGTTGAGAAGTACAAAGGTCTGTTGGTACAGATCCAGCGTGAAGCAAATGTTATCGCACGTGAAACACGTCGCGGTAAAGGTAACTTCATCCTGTGTTCTTCTGATGTAGCTGCTGCACTTTCTGCTTCTGGCATGTTGGATTATACTCCAGCTCTTGCTGGCAATGCAGGTCTTGCTGTTGACGATTCAGGTAACACCTTCGCAGGTACACTTACAGGTGGCATTAAGGTCTACATCGACCCATATGCAACTGTGAACTACTTGACTGTTGGTTACCGTGGTGCTAACCCATACGACGCAGGTATGTTCTATTGCCCATACGTTCCATTGACTATGGTTCGTGCAGTTGGTGAGAACAACTTCCAGCCGAAGATTGGTTTCAAAACTCGCTACGGCATGATCGCCAACCCATTTGTTGAAGCTTCACCAGACGGAATCGGTACTGCTCGTCAGAACCAATACTTCCGTATTATGCGTGTCGACAACATTCTTGGCGAAGGCTAATAATAAGAAGGTACATTAATGTACTCGTTGAAGGGGGCTTAGGCCCCCTTCTTTTTGTGTATAAATAGTTATATGATTAGAAAATATATGAAGAAACTACACAAACTAATGAAGGCAGGTAGACTACACAAAGTAGTCAATATGGCTTTAGACTAGAGGTTTAGCAAATGGCATATCAGCTTAACGTCGATTTTAGCGAGGGCGCAGAGACGAGCCAAGTAATCGCTAACCCAACATTCGTAAGTCCTTCCGGATTTAGGTTGTTGATCGATAACCAAAAGTATAAGAACGCTCAGTTTACGGTACAAACCGTTGCGCTTCCTGACTTGTCGGTTACTGGTGCACCGTTAAATACACCACAAAGAAACATTACCTCAATGCCAGATAAGGTCGAGTATGGTCAATTTGAAATGACCTTTTTGATCGACGAGGATCTGGTTAACTATAAAGAAATTCACGATTGGATGATGGGTCTTGTGGTCGAGGACGATACTGGTGTTCGTAAACAACGAGACATGTCTTTAATGATTTTGAACTCTCACAACAACGTATCACGTGAGATTAAGTTCACTGACGCGTATCCAACGAACCTATCGTCTCTACCATTTGATGCTAGCTCAACCGATGTTGAGTACCTAGTAGGCAACGTAACGTTTAACTACTCCTACTTTAAGCTCGTATAAATAATTTTGTATCCTAATGTTGGGATACGCTTTGAGGTATATTATGATCACGATTGACAAAGTCCTTGAGATGTGGAAGAACGACTCTCCTATCGATGAGTTAAACCTAGACACTGCTAGTCAGCAGTCTGCAAAACTACACTCCAAATATTTAGAACTACTATCAGTAACAAAGCTTCAGCTTCGTAAGAAGGAGATGGAGTTCAAAGTGCTGCTTAAGAACAAATGGCTGTGGTACAATGGCAAAATGTCGAAGGCAGAGATGGATAAACTAGGTTGGGGGTACGATCCATTGAATGGTCTTAAGGTATTAAAAGGCGACATGGATCATTTTTATGATTCAGACCAACACATTCAAGAAGCTAACGCTCACATTGAGTATCTCCAAACACTGGTTGATACCCTTTCTGAGATCATGGAAAACATCAAGTGGCGGCATCAAAATATTGGTAATATGATTAAGTGGCGCCAGTTTACATCGGGCATGTAATGTCAGTACTGACTGTTAAGAAAAAGAATCACGCGTATATAACCGTTGATGGAGAACCGTCGGCTTTGAACGAGCTGACTGATTTCTTCACCTTCTTTGTTCCTGGGTATAAGTTTATGCCTGCGTACAAAAACAAAATGTGGGACGGTCGTATTAGGTTATACAACTCTCAGACCAAAGAGCTGTATGCTGGATTGTTTGCGTATCTTAACGAGTTTGCTAGTTTAGAACGTGGCCATACTATTGAGCTGCAAGAAGATCTTGTGTATGGTTACCCTGGAGCAGAGACTGACGTTGATATGTCGTTCATGAATGACCTAACTATATCATCGAAAGGACAAGCAATTGAGCCTAGGGATTATCAGCTTGAAGCGATTAGGCACGGTCTCAGTCGGAAGTCTGCCTTACTTGTTTCACCTACGGCATCGGGAAAGTCACTCATCATATACAGTCTACTTCGATGGTACCTTGCAAATCACGATAAGAGGGTCCTTATTATTGTACCGACAACCTCGTTGGTTCAACAAATGTATTCTGACTTCGCTGACTACTCTGCATACGATGATGGTTTCGACACTGAGTCTAGTTGTCACAGGATATACGCTGGCAGACCTAAGTTCGCCGAAAACGAAAGGGTGGTTATCTCAACTTGGCAATCAATATATAAACTTCCTGGGACTTGGTTCGAACAGTTTGGCGCGGTGTTCGGCGACGAGGCGCATAATTTTAAGGCGAAGTCTCTTACCTCTATACTTACTAAGCTGCGTGATGCTGAGTATCGTTTTGGTACCACTGGTACTCTTGATGGGACGCAGACCCATAAACTTGTCTTGGAGGGATTGTTTGGACCAGCATATTATGTCACTACCACTAAGGATCTGATGGATAAGGGTTCGCTGGCTGACCTAACTATCAACGTACTTTTACTTAAGTATTCTGACGAATTATGTAAACGTATAAATAAAATTAAATATCAAGAAGAACTCGACTTTATCGTTACACACCAACCTCGCAATTTGTTTATTAGTAACTTAGCACTGGACCAAGAAGGAAATACCCTAGTACTTTTTCAGTATGTAGAAAAGCACGGTAAACCATTATATGATATGATCAATGACCGAGCTCACCGTAGAAGAAAAATATTTTTCGTGTCTGGTTCAACTGATGTCGATACTCGAGAGCAAATAAGATCGATTACGGAGAACGAAAAAAATGCTATCATTGTCGCTAGTCTTGGTACTTTCTCTACTGGTATTAATATACGGAACCTGCATAATATCATATTTGCTTCTCCGTCTAAATCGCAGATCAGAGTCTTACAGTCAATCGGACGAGGATTACGGAAATCAGAAGATGGACGAGATACAATCCTGTTTGACATCGCCGATGATCTCCACTGGAAAAAGAACAAAAATTACACGCTCAATCATGCGGCTGAGAGAATAAAGATATATACTAAAGAAAAATTTAACTACAAGATTTATGAGGTTAACATATGAATGAGCTAGACGACGTCAACATTCGCCATTTCAAGTTGTCCTCGGGGGAGGAGCTGATTTCTTTGGTTAAGGGTAATGAGAATACTATGATTATTCTTGAGTCCCCTATGGAACTACACACGATGATGAAAGAGCGGACTCAAGGATTTGTTTTCACTAAGTGGCAACCACTATCTAAAACTGACATCGTTGCGCTAAACCCCATGCATATCGTATCACACGTCGAGTGTGACAATGATGTTAAGGAAAGATACGTAAGGATGTGTTTGGAACAGAAGGATTATCCTGAAGAACTAGAAGATCCTTCGTATAATGATTCGCCTGAGGAACTAGACATGCTTGAGGCTATGATGGAACTAAACTCTAGTAAAACTAAGCTCCATTAATATAGTATATCCCCTGCTCCCGGCGGTACAATTAATTATAACACAGTTTCCTAGATATGTA